TAGCTTTGGTACACTGTCAAGTTTGATTAGATTGATCAAACTCATTCTTCTAAGAGATGACGTTTATCTTTCACTGCCTTAAACTCTTCAGCTTCGGGCAAAGGACTTTTCTTTTTAGTGATAACTGGCCAGCCAACTGCAAGCCTGGCGTTAAGGTCAGTCCAGAATTCATCTTTGACTTCGTGCCCAGGTACAATAGCGTCAACTGGACATTCGGGAACGCATACCGCACAGTCGATGCAATTGTCAGGATCAATAACCAAAAAGTTAGGACCTTCTTTAAAGCAATCAACAGGGCACACATCTACACAATCAGTGTACTTGCATTTAATACAGCTTTCAGTGACTACAAATGTCATTTTAAATTTTCCAATTCGATTCAATATATTCTTTGTCATCTGGCTTATTGCCAGTGAGACCCAGCATGCCACGATAGGCTTGCCACGCTTCTTGTACCATAGGATCTTGGTGTCCGCCTGTGGGTAACAAGTCGGCCCATACACATTCTTCTGGCATTTGACTTCTGTAAGTACCAAAATTACGTGGCTGATGAATTTTACCTTCGCGGAATAAGACACTGGCAACGCCTTGACAGGCAGCTTCGTCCATTCCCAACAAGTAGTTATCCCGCCACATGTACTCGGCTATAATAGCTTCCAATTGTTCTTGTGTTGTGAATCGAGTACCTGATACAATTACAACAACATCACCTTCATCGACTGTGCCATCAACAATGTCACGGATACAGCGACCTAAACTAAATCCTACTTTCATGTGCTTCTGCTCCAAAAAGATTCCCAAGGAAAGTCAACCCAAACATCATTCTCAAGTTTGTTGACCACTACACCATAATAATCACTATACTCTTTGCTACTTTCGTTTTCTACCAAACTTGCCCAACGAACACTATTATGCCAGAATTTATCAACAAAGTCAACCTCTATTCCTGCCACACTAGAAGCCCAGTCTGCCTTGAGCCACTCTTGTGTAGAACCTTGATCATTGATATCATCAACTAATAAAATTTTCTTACCTGCTATAACTTCATCTGGAGCCCACAGCAATGACTCAGTTTCAGGTTCATCACGCAATGCCACCTTGACCGTTGTATGTGGTACGCTAAGGTAATGACTAAGCATTATACTGATAGGTAAGCCACCACGATCAACACCAATAATTAAATCTGGCATCCACCCGTCTAGTTGCATGCTTCGAGTAATAGCGCATACACCATATTCAATATCCTGCCAGGTAAGTGATAGTTTATTCATCTGAGTCAGGACCTGATAGCAATGCTTCCATTGCTTTGTACTCGTTGTAAAGTTCTTTTAACATAGGATACTTTTCATGCATTTCAAAGTTGGGTGTTAAAATAAGCAAACGCTTCTTTAGAGTTTCCATCATGTCGGCTAGCTCATCAATGTCAATTGTGCTTTTAGCCGTGCTAATAGTGGTCTTGCCATATGTGGTAGTGTCTGCATTGAATGAACTGCCATTGGCAAATGATATAGTAGAATTGTTTAGCCAATTATTGCTGCCATTTGCCCCGGCAGTCAATACACTACCACTGGACATATTGCCAGTTATAGTATAATCACTTAGATCAATGGTACCAATCTCTTGTGCAATGATGCCAACAGTTGTATTGGTTTCGTCCCACTTAAACTCAACATGATCTATCGAATCTATTGTAGATGGTACATCATTTGATTTGTCATTGTTGTCATCGTCCATTTGCATCACCGTGGGGCAAATTCTTGTTGCATTTTGATATTGTCAAAGAACTCTTTCTTTGTACCTGGATCGTCTTTAAACGAACCTTTAAGCACAGTGGTCTGTGTTAGACTTGAGTGTGCCATAATGCCTCGATTCTCACAGCAACCATGTGTTGCTTGAATATAAACACCTATGTCTTTGGCATCTGTGGCTTTTTGGATTTCCCTAGCAATGTCATTGCAAAGTTCCTCCTGGAGAGTACCTCGACGGGCACACCACTGAGCGATCCTTGTATACTTGCTAAGTCCGATGAGTTTCTGAGCCGCAATAATACCAATATAAGCAACGCCACTAACGGGTTGGTGATGATGGCTACACATACTGCGAAGCTCACTGCGAACAACCAACATACCTTCGTAACGGTCATCCGAGTCGTTTGGAAATGCTGTTGCGTCTGGTCCTGGTTCATACCTGCCTGCCATAATTTCATTAAAGTACATCTTGGCAAGTCGTCTTGCAGTACCTTTGGAGTTCGGGTCGTTTTCACGATCGATCAGCAACGCATCTAATACTTGTTCAAATGCCGGAGTTGCTTCGTCAATTANCTTTTCTATATCTCCTTCGTGTAGATAATCACTAATGTTGTCGCCTGCCCAAAAGCGTTTTCCTTCACGTNGCATCTTAAAGCGAATATGATCGCCTAGATATGCTTCTGAATATCCNCCGTCACCNGCCATTGCGTCCAAGGCTGTTTCTTTTTTATCCGTCATTGTAGTTTACTCCAATTAACTGCTAGTATAGCAGATGAGATTATTTAGGTCAATGGTCAATTTAACCATCGCTTTTGAGTGACATGCCAAGCATCTTGCCAACATACATGCCGCTGTCATTTTTGGCCAATGTCACCTTGACTGTGTTTATGGCAAGCACTAGACGATCGTTAGTTCGACTTAATACATCTGCATCAACTGTGATGCCAGTGTCTTCGTTGATCACTTTGACTTTGGTTTTTTGTTGATTCCAGTCATTGCGATTTTGATTACGTGTCATGAACGTTGTCCTTGTTATGGGGTTGATTGGTTCAACTTTCATTGTTCCAACTTTGCTTTCTCTGCTTCGTACACACGTTGTCTTAGTTCGCTGGAACTAAAACTATGATCTCTACCATTGAAGTAAAGTTCAATGCCTCGCTTCTCGCATATGGCACGACCAGTAAAGTCTTTTTCCATGTACTCAACACCAAGTATGCGAATATCAATGGGTAAAGTTAGCAGTAGATCTTCAAGATCTTTTTCAGTATTATACACCCATATTTCGTTAACAAATTTACAACCTTCCAGTTGCAATTGGCGTTCTACAATACTTTGTATTGGCTTGTTTTTATTTGCTCGGTCAAAGGTTGGATCATTTTGTAATCCTACGATCAGGTGATCGCATTGTCCTTTGGCTTCTTTCAGCATGGCCACGTGACCGGCATGCAGTAGATCAAAGGTTGAGCATGTGAATCCCACTTTCATACTGCTCCTCGATATCGGTCTGAGTTATACCATGCCCATGCAGTAGCAATGATACCGTCAATCCTGGAGTTGCTAGGGTACCAGCCAAATTCATTTTGAAATTTTCTACCATTGGCAACCAGTATAGCAGGATCACCTTCTCGCCTTGCGCCGTATACAACCTTGATAGAGCTTGGCACGATGGCATTGAAGTGCTCAACAATTTCAGCAATGCTCCATCCAAGTCCGGTACCAAGATTGTATGCATCATACGTTTTGTTCAGACCTTCTAGTGCTTTGACATGCGCCTCTGCAATGTCTGTGACATGCAAGTAATCACGAACGCATGTGCCGCTCTTGGTTGGATAGTCATTGCCATTGATAGTTAATTCTTTATTAGACAATGCATTTTCGCATATACGAGCAATCAGATGTGTGGCTCCTTTAACTTGCCCATGTCTACGACTTAGATCAGCACCGCATGCATTGAAATATCTCAAACAAGCCGCCTGGAAGCCATATGCATGTGCAGAATCTCTGATTACTTTTTCTGCCATGGCCTTGCTCTGACCGTAGGGACTAATAGGAGCAATAGGTTGGCCTTCATCAATGGATTCAACAACAGGTTCTCCGTACACTGCTGCCGAACTAGAAAAGATGAACTTGCCTTTGAAGTTGGCATCTGCAAGTCTGCGAATAAGTTTGGCAGTGGCACCGACATTGTTGGCATAGTAAACAGCAGGATCAGTGACACTGGGGCCAACCAAGCTGGTTCCAGCAATGTGTATCACACCAACTGCATTGGCAAGTGGCGTATCGGCAATCTGTAACTCGCTAAAGTCTGCTTGTATCGCTACATCACAGAAGTTTACAGTCCANGCCGCAGTATTGAAATTCCTGTCAATGCCTACAACTTCATACCCAGCGTCTTTCAACGCTAGGCATGTATGGGCGCCAATATAACCACCGGCGCCGGTGACTATTACAGTTTTCTTACTTGTTGGCTTTTCTAAGTTCATATTTGGCTCCGGCTACATTGTCACGATAACGATTACCAGCACGGTTCCATTGTTCACCTTTGCCCTCAAGGATATCAACAATACGACCAATAGTACCGTTGTTCCAGTCACTGATAAGACCGTTGTTGCGATGTAAATCAGACATCAAAGGTTTCAGTTTGTTGGCGGCATCTTCCATACTCCATGGAACGTACATACGTTCTGGATCATTGGCAAATGTCTCAGGGAAGCTACGATAAGCAGGATACAGAACATTGCAACCTAATGTATCGGCTTCGCTTACTGTGTTTGAAACCCAATCTTGTAGTGCGCAGTTAAACAACACACGAGTATCATTTAGCAATGCATAGTAGTCATTCTTCTTGAGATTCTCGTAGATTTTTAGTTTACCTAGTCTATCCATCTCTCTGGCACGAGCCACGTAATCAGGATTATTACTCCGCAAAGGGCCACCTGAAAAAATAGCGAACTCGTGATCTCTACTGACATTATTCCACCACCATTCTGCTAAGTCCATAAAGAACCCCGGTTGCTTCTCTTGGTCAAACCGTGCGGCAAATCCAATGCGATTCTGACGTAACCAGAATGCCTTGATCTTTTCCTCACCGCCAATGCGTTCTAACACTTCTTCTTTGCCAAATGCTAGGCCTGAGATATTGTAGATTGGAGCAGTCCATCCTGCAATGCGCATGTGTGCTACCATTTCTTCATTAGTAGCAAGTACACCTGTGACAAAATGATTGACCATCTTTTCATAGGTACTCATCCATCCTGCCATACCCCATACATGCACAAAGTCATCTGGGTCAATGGCCTGTGCAAGACATCTAACAAATACCCGAGGGCGTTGTTCTGCTGGAATCTGATCCATGATATATGGAAGACTCTCAATNCCNGGCTGGAACATGTCTTCAAAGTAGATAACGTCTTCGCTAGTNACTTCACCGTTGCGCATCATTTGCACAAGGTGCATCATTTGGCTCATTGAAAAATAGCTACGACCGTGTGCGTCTAACACCTGTCCAACACTGATGCTTTTGGTATTGTCAATAACATCACCGGGAACATATACTACATCTAGACCACGTGTATCAAATACACGTTTGTTCCACTCTGTTAATTGTAGAGTATATCGAGCCTCGTAAGACTCGAGTCCCATGTAGTATAGCTTTCTCATGCAGTGACTTCCTTGTTAAAGGGCCATGCGCTCTTGTAGAGTCCAACGTGGATCTTGATACGCTTGGGCGTACGATCACGTGTGATCTGGATCACAACATCATAGGTGATGCTAGTGTCCTTGACTTCATGGCCAGGTAGATCAAAACTATTGATCAGTCTGGCATCTACCAAGTCCTTGAGATAGGACCTAAACAGATGCATTGGCCTCTGCTCAATGCCTTCGAACATGACACCGTCCCACGGCTCTGCAATTTTCAGCAGGTCGTACTTGATGTCGTTAATATGAATGCGAGCGCGGCTCACCTGACGATCTTCGTAGCTCATCTTTGTTTTACCTTTTATTGATGTTAGGTTAAATTTAGGCAGTATAAGTCTTGAAGCTGCCGTTTTCTCCATCCTCAGATACCTCAATCCACACACTGCGGCCAGGATACCTAGCCTTAATGGTTTCATAGAGATCGTCTGAGATCATTTCGCAACTCTTGTGATCTAGTTGCAAAATACTTTGTGGGCCAGAATACAGCCCTTCAAGCCACCGCTTGAATTGAATGAACTCCACATCTCGGTCATTATGGAAAACATCCAACCAAACGCGAAAATGGAAAATATGACGGTGAGGACTAGCCAAAAACGAAACATCGAATTGGTCTCCTGTAGCAAGGTTAGGATCAGTAGCCGCTGCCGGATAGCAATGGATACCTTCTTTACGGAATGTAACCCAAATCATATTGGTAGTTGACATTTACTTCTTCTCCAACTTCTTTTTGTCGATTGCGGTTTCTAAAGTTTTTACCTTTTGGTCAACAACAAGTTCACCTTTGGTAATCATATTATACAGCATCCACATCTTCCAGTCAATAGCTTCTAACAACTCAATCATCCGTTGTTGGGGATCAGTTGTGCCTTTTACACTAGTACGAGAAGTTTCTTTAGCAAGTTCTTCTAAGAAGGGTAGTTTTTCTAGATCGCTCATTTATAGCACCTTATCATTTTGGTATTTAGACCAGTCAGTGAAATGATCCCTTGACATGAGATCGTGTAAACTCCAACACCATACACCGGGGTTGGTTGCGTTAAAGGTTTTGTCATCAACCTTTATTGTGGCATTGTAGTTAAGCAAGCCCACATATGGNATCTTGACAGAGATCATTGGAATGAAACGGTTGTTCTCTGTCAATCCTGATTCGTGTAATCCTTCTACGCATGAAACATCAATGTCCAGCGTGGTCCAAAGTCCAGCACCCAGCACACCGCGGATCATCTCTTCCCAAGGTCGCCATCCTGCTCCATCATTGACATCCAACTTTGGAAAGCTCATGTTAGCACCAAAATACACATGATCAATATTGTGTATTTTAGCTTCAGCAATGATCTTATCTGCTGGTTGGATGCCAACCACAAACAATGTCAGCTTGCCTTTGGCAGGAGTGTTTTCTACTTCGGTTCCAACAAAGAAATCAACTGACTTGTCTGATGGGTTTTCATATACACGTTCCATGTTACACCTTTAGTGAAGCTTCGAGGTTGTCCAATACGTCATCTTCGCGAGCATCATATGTTTCGCTATCGCTGTCGCTGCCAGTTGCATCTTCAATTTCAAACAAGCCACCAAATGTGCCAGCGGCAGTTTTGAGTGTCTTCTTCTCGCTGAAGTCTGCAAGCAAGCCATGCGCACGATCAAGTTCGGTCATTGGGTTTTCGGATTCAAACACACGATTCACAAGTTCAACCATGTAGATCACATTGCGAGGAACCCAATCGCTCATTTGATCGGCTTGACCTTTGACCTTGCGCCATAGACCTGGGTCAGGTTTATTTAGATGGCATGCAGTATCAGTCAAACTGTTGGCACGTTGTATGGATTCAATATGTTGGTAAACATTATGTGCCATCATTAAGAAGTAGCTGAACGTATCCCATGATGTCTTTGTTTCCTTGCCCAGTTTGTTAACATCGCCGGGCGCATACCAACACACATCTTCCATGCGCATGCGATCACCAATTGGACTGGACCAAGGCCACGGCACCTTACTGTTTGCAAGGCTACGACTATCAACTGCCTTGTCCATGATGTAGCTGAAACGATTATTACGATGAACGTGCTGTGTGTACACTTGTCCATGTGCTGTGGCAATGAACGGGCTGGCACAATCATACGTAACAGTGACATCTGGATTCACGTGCTTGCGAAGGTTGCGTTGTACCGCAGTCAGCATCATGGCCCACTCAAGCCTTGATGTACCCAAGAAGTGAATCAAGTCTTTGCCTGGATCAAGTTTCTTTTCGTCACGCATGACAATGAGTCTGCGTAGTAACAGCTCAACGTCGCGCATGTTGTTACCGCCCATGGCCCAACCTTCAAATGGAAGATCCTTAACAGCCTGGTACCAAGTTTCTGCTTCTACGTTGTCAGAACCCTGTAGCACGTTCAGGAACTTGGTCTTGCCTTGGCGATTGCGAATGAACCAATCATTGTTGTGCAATGTACCATCCAAACACTCTTTGAAGGTAGTCAAACCAGTGCGTTGTGTAAGTGGTTCACGGGCCGCCCAGGTAGGAATATCTAGTACCATTGAGTAGTCTGCTGTGTGCTCTAACCAGTTAAGGATAGCACCGCGTGTTTTATCTGCATTGCCTTTGTAGCCTGTGTCGCCTGGATTCTCTAGGAAATTCTCCCAGTCAAACTTGATGATACCTTTGGCAATCTGGAAACCACCCGAGTCGCCGAGGATAAAAGTCTTCTTGCGATCTCGCTTTTGTACCATGCTTTCTTCAATGTCGCTTTTGGCAGTATCTAGCTGTGCATGCCCTGCTGAATACAATGCCCAGGGATAGTGAAAGTATGCCGCTTCTTTGTTGAGGAAGTTGAATCCTTCAACACCTGTGTCAAACTCAGAGTTCAGTCTATCAGCCGGAACATAATCGCCTTGACTCTGTTGCTTGCTTACAATGGTATTGTAGAAGCCAGAAATACTTGGCAAGAAGACAGCATAGTCTTCGTTCTTACCCCATAGGTCTATCTTAGGCTTTGGTTGTGTTGTCATCAGTGTTTTCTTCTATGTTGTTAATCTTACTTTTGGTATCATATAGTACGTCTGATTTTACAACACTACCTAATGTAATACGATCAGACACTGTGTCGGAATACAAACCAAAGTTGCCTCTGTGATGGAAAAAACTAACATGGACATTTTCATCGCGAAGCTGATCAATGATGCTGTCGAGTTTTTCTAGCGTTTCAATCAGTTGGCGGGTTAGTTTTTTTACACTCACTTGGTCAATCCTGGGAAAATATAATTGTAAGTACCAAGCCCGGAGTCTGCGGAAATCATTGCCACGTTGGCAGAGAAGTTTACAACACAGTTCTCGTCAGCGGCCAACTTCATAACAGCAAGGAACTTGTCAATGGGATAGTATGTGCCTTCCTTGACAGTTCCTTCAACTCCACTGGCTAAAACCATTTTGCCGGAGTGACTGCCAGAACCTTCGCTACCAAAGATAGCAACCAAGTTTTTGTTTTCAGTCTTGACAGTAAACAATGGCTCCATGCCTGCATACAGTCCTGCACGTTGTGCCATCTCGCTAATCTTGGCCTTCAGCGGAGTAAAGGTTACGTCCCATTTGCTACCTTTGAAACGCGGAGTCTTGAAACTAGATACCAACTGCTCAGGCATGAATCGATATTTGTCAGTGTTACCACTCTTGTCGGAGAACACAAAGTGATCTCGTTCGTCCTTGCCATTCTTATTGATATTGCCAACGGTAACGCCGCTTTCTTCTGCACGGTGCATGTCGCACAAGCCCTTAAGAAAGCCAAGATTGCTAAGGCCAACTTCGCCATCTAGTCCTGTTACAGGATTATGCATCTTGCCATTAAGCACCACATTGGTATTGGTGTTGTGTGCGGCATCTTGAGAAAAAATCTCAGTTGTCTTGTCATCTGTAACGAGCTTTGCACTCTCGAAAAAGCCCAAGGCCGCGGTGTGCTTGCTAACGTCGAATACGAAATCTTTCATGTTGTTCTCCAGTTGTTGATTAGATTATATGATATACTTAGACCTATGTCAATAGACCTTGGTGCTCTTGTCACTCGAAAAGGCTGTTAAAGTTTTGAGCATTATCGCCCTTGGTTTCACTGATGTCCCAATCCAACACGCCGATAAGGTTATCCAGTTTCTTGTCAATGATGGCATCTTCCATTCCATTATCATTGAACGGCAATACCTTGAACCATTCGGGCAGTTGCAGTTCATCTGTTGGATATGCGATGCTCTTTATCTGCAAAGGATTGTTCTTGAGCTTGCAAACAATCACCTTCATACCATCCGAGCATTCCATGCTGTATCCATCGCCAAATGCTTTGCGCATGCGGTTCCACTGTATGGCGGCAAGCGCATGCCCAATCTTGCATTGTCCAGTCTTGTCGTATACCGCTGTGTGATGCGTTAGGTTATTAACACGCTTGGGTGTGCCTTTTTCCCAACCAGGTCGGCTCTTGAACTCAGTACGGAACTTGCGCACTCGTTCAAAGATATGCTCTTTGGTTTCTCCAGTCAGCATCTTCATTAGGATCTCTTCCAAGAACCTTTGCATGAATTCAGGAGTATCACTGCGCTTGAGATCCAGGCCCATTGCCTTGAGTGCACCCGGACTGCCATCTTTGTCCTTGCGCTTGCCTTCTTGGTCATAGACCAAAATAGCATAACGCTTCTTGATAATAAAGATGCCTTTGGTAGCCACAACCTCTCGACCAGCTTTGATAAGCGAACCCTGGCTGGCCGGTGCGTTGAACGCTTCGCTCATGAAAGTTGGAAAAGTACTGTTGACTTCTCCAGCAATATGATCATAGAGTTCAATTACCTTTTCTTTGTTCCACTCTAGTGCGCCACTGTCAATCTCTTCTCGCAAGATTGGATAAGCACTAAAGTAAACAGAGTCGGTGTCACCGTAGATCACTGCTTTACCAACGTGATCGTATTCGCCTGTGATCATTGCGTTCACTTGGCTGGACATGTGTTTGGCAATGCATCGCCCTGTTAGCGTAGTTGACTGCCCTAGCCGCTGATCAAAGAATCGACTGCCTGCGTTGAGCAAAGCACCATAAGCAGAGTTTAAGTTAATCTTCTTGACCAGCTGTCGCTTGTCCCAGAAGTCAAACTCTTCTTTGCTGGCTTCACGTGCTTTGGCTTGCAGTTCTTTACGTTCGGCATACCAACGCTCTAGTAGTCCGGGAATAACACCTTTGTTTTCATAGTTGAAGATGGTACCGTTGGCACTAAGCATCAGTGCCGCACCACTATGGAACACAAGATTGTAAATCTCTGCGGCACTCAGTTGCTGGCTAGTACCATTCTCCCAGTCAAGTGTAAGTGACACACCAATGTCTCGATTCATGATGGCTTCATACTCTGGACAGCCAAAGCGACCTTCCCAAGCTTCTGCCAGCGTCTTACCTTCTGCCAACGCATCTGCAATCATCTGCTTGGTCAAGTCTTGCCTGACCTGTGCAACAATGCTTTCTGGACTCATGTTAAGTGCACGAATAACCGATGGATACAGACTGTTCAAGTCCATTGATCCAATCCACTCGTGGAGGCCTTTCTTGGGATAAGCAACATAGGCACCTGCAGCCGCAGTATCTTCTGTGCGTCCACCTCTGTCAGCAACAATCATGCCACGTCGGTGAGACTCGTTAATAACCGCTTGGTCAGTAACAGCAACCGCACCTAGTGTAGTACGCAGTCCTACTGTGTTGGCGTGAGCAATAAGATTGGTCAGGTCGATGAACTTGAGCTTGTCATCTAGCTTTTTAAGAAGCATGACGTCTTGCCTGTTGTACGCAATGAACTTTTCAAAGTCGTTGTTGTACAACTGATCCAGGGTACCTTCGTACTGGATTTTCTTTTCGCCCAGTTCATATTCACCAATAGCATCCAGTCGATAGGTATGCATCTCGTGATAGTTGTACTTGCGATAAAGCTCAAGATAGTCTAGGTGCACTCGACCAATAAAGTCAAATGTTTCCAGTGTGCGGCCATATTTCTCAAACTCTCTGCGCTGTGGCAGTTGTCCCCAAAGACAAAACTTGCGTGTGTACTCTTTGCCAATCAATCTTGAAATGCGATTCACAGTGTATGGAACGTCGAAGCCTTCTGAGTTCCAACCACTTATCACATCTGCATCATCGATCAGTGTTAGAAAATTCTCTAAAAGTTCTTCTTCTGTGTCGCACAACAAAGTATCGTCAAACCTTCCAACAATCTCTTCTGCACGTTCTCGGGTCATACTATCGGGCTTGCACACAAGACTAACCAAGCGGTCGCTCCAATCCAGGTATACTGCAATAGCTGTAACAGGATTGAAAGGATCGCTTGGATCAGCAAAGCCGCGTTCTTTGTTGAACGCAACCTCAATATCGAAAAACGCTACTTGTAGTTTTGGATCTTCGCTGTTTAGATAGTTGTCTTCCAAACAGCGATTGAGTGGGCGATAGTCACTTTCATGCAATCGCTTGTGTCCATGTATGCGCCGTTCTTTGTCAAATGCCTTGTGCCCGCTGACTTGTACACGTGTGAGCTGTTCACCATACATGCTGGTAAACGCACCACCTTTTTCTGGATAGTAGAACACATACTTGGCTGGATAGTCGCGATAGATGCGACGTCCTTCCTTGCGTTCTACTACCCTAACCAGATCTTTTTCTTTCTGGTACCAAGCGTCAACATAGCTCAAATTGTTATTCCTTAGATATGGTTGAAGTAACGCATGAGAGCCGCTCTCATTGCATCAAATAAATCTGGCTCACCGTAGAATAATAGCATGAGAACTACGATTGCCGCAATGAACCTTACATCCGAACTACTCATTGTACGATCATCCTGATGAGGCCAATAGTGTCAATAGTAGTGAGCAGTATGTAATTAGCAAGCATGCCAAAGCTACCCCTAGTCCAACTAGCCCAAGCGTACAAAGCACAACCAGTAATCCAGATAGGATAAAGAACAAGCAAAGGAGGGTTAGGAACAGTGAAGGCCATAGTAATACTACAACCAATACTGATAGCCCAAGCAACAACTTCCACAGCAAACCTAGTACGGTTTGTCTTGTAGTCATCCTTTATCCATTGGAAAATGTCAGTAATGATTTCATTCATTACAATGTACGGCCAACGGCCTCAAGTACTTCTTCCACTTCAGTCATTTTGTTCTTTTCTTCACCGAGTGAACTCTTGTGTGCAATACGAATAGCCTTCTGTAGCACAGAAGGCTTCATGTCTAATTCTTCGGCAATGGCTTTTACGGTTTCGCTGAGTCCTTCTTTGAGAGTTTGCATCTCAGTTGTGACTTGGATACCTTCATTGATAATACGAGTGAGTTTGGCCTTCTCTTCGGCCGAGAACATTCTTGCGGGCATAAAAAATCTCCTTGTTGATAGTTGTTATAATACTAGAACAACAACTGTCTGTCAAGGAGATTCTTGAGTTTGTGTACCGTTATGCGCCCAGAACGTGCTTCATGTGTTCGAAATGTTTGATGCGATCATCCAGTCCAATTGTGCCGCCGTTGATCTTCTTGGTCATTGTCAAGATATCTTCAGCATCGGCTAGTGCATTTAATCGATTAGTGTCCCAGAACCAACCGGCTGACAATACTGCAACTGGATTTTGTGCTACCAGATCGGGCTCGCTCACTAGGTCAATACCCAATGCATCTGAGCAAGCGGTGTAATTGGCTTTGCCGGTCAATTGGATCAAGCCACGACCTCGATAGGCCCATCCCTCTCCGCTGGATTCTGGTCCATTGCCCATTCTATCACAGTAAGCTCTGTTGGCAATCATTTCTGGGTTGCGAGCATAACGAGCAGCCACATCCGGTGGAAAACGCTTGGGCCACAGTCTTGTGAGAGCATCTGCTTTGTAGTTGAGATTTTCTTCTGTCAAACGTAGACCGCCGCTTTCGTGACCACACTGAGCCAAAAATGCTGCCATACGTGGCGGTGTGTTGATTTCAAACACTTC